ACCTGAAAAGTCATAAGACCATTTGATTGTCAATATTTGGTTAGTGCCACCAATAACAACAACCGAAATCTTCTTCAGGATTGATGTAATGTTCTGATCACCAAGGTCAGCATAGTTTGTGTAATACTGAAAACGATAGGTAGAAGCATGGTCAAGATATGTCCCATACTTACCAACATACCCATTCTTACCAATCAGTAAATCACCATTTCTGCGAGATAAAAGAGCAGTTGGCTCAATAGAATCCCAAGTTGTTACCCTTGATGAACCATCCTGCAACTGAGCCTTTGTATCAAATACATAGACCTGTTTGGCAACAGGAAGCGTTAGAAGATAGAAAGCATTGACTTCTGAATAGACAGCCTTAATGTTTGCTAATGTCTCTGATGCAACATAATTCATCAAGTCATTACGCACATTCTTAGACAAATCACGCAAAGGTGCAGACTTCTCTTGGATGGTACGCATCAAACTACGAACACCTGAGTTTGACAAGAAAACAATGTCTGAAGCAGTCGTAACAATCGAATCCCTTGATAGGCATCCAATGTTTCCAATACTGTCGCTCAAAGCAAGTGACGATGGCGTTGTAGCACCAGAATAAACCAATATCTGACGCTTGCCAAATATGAATAAGAAACCATTGTGTGCGCCAAGACCAACAATCTGATCAGAGCCGTTAGGCCACACTTGGGCAACATTCAATGTGCCTGAAGTGCCACCCGTCCAGTTATGTCCTGCCAACAAATCAGAGAAAGTAATAGTTGCATTGTTTGTAGTTGTATCAGCAACCCACAAACGACCAAAAGCAGATATAGCAACATTCCCTAAAGGAACTGTGCCTGAATAGCCCGCTTTCTCAGATACACGCCTATAAGTAGTTGTACTTACGGCAGGGTCATAGATCAATGGGTCATAACCAGACTGGAAAAAGTAGGTTATTCCATTTAAAGAAGCACATTGCCAATTGCTTGCTGTGATAGTTGGGGCTGTACCCCCTCCCCCGTAGGTGAGTTCTACAACAGCGTTTGAGCCATCCAACTTAAATAACTTGTTGTTGCCAGCAAATAATACAGTTAGCGTTCCATCAAGTTGCACTAACTCATGTATTACTTTTATATCGTTTGCGCCCAAGTTTCCGCTAGATGAGTTAACTCTTGACCAACCTTTTCTAGCCCCAATACGTCCATATTGGTCAATCACGCAGTTTGTGGCAATAGCCGCATATCCCGCCTCTAAAGTAAGAGGTGAGTCTTGCGTATTTAGCCCAAAGAAGCCTGGTGCTTGAACACTAAAGGTCTGCAATCTTTGCGTCATATAGAGACAAACTCCTGATTCTCAGGATAGCGTGTGCCTTCCAATGCTATGTGGTCTGACAGCATTGCTCTATATAAGTTATATGCCTCTGAAGAAGATAAACCACCATCCTCACCACGCTCCACCAAAGCCCTTGCATAGGCATTTTGAGACACCAAAGTATCAGGCACTTTAACCACAGTTGAATCAGCAGTCAAAGTGGCTTGTGGGATAGTTAAAGCAAATGGGATGCTATACACGCCATCAGGACGAGGATAGAGAGTTACTTTTGTATCGCCATTATTATCTACGCCATCAAAAGCGTAATTCGTTGGAATACCATTTATAGGGGTAGAGAAGTTCTGATACCGATTCATACTAACAAAGTCGATATTCTTCATACCAACATTGCTAGTGGCATTTATCACATCTTGAACTTGGAACTTCTGACCAGAACCAGTTAAAGAGTAGGAATATGTGCCAGAAGTAGTGGACAGGGTAATTGTCTGACCTAAGACATTCCAAGCAAAAGCATCTTCTATTTGACGCTTTGCATCATTGACAAACTTACCAATAAGTGTTGAATAGGCTGTTTCGTTGTATGTAGTAACAACAGGCTCTCTAAGCCTGACTAATACATCGTTAACTAATTCTAGATAGGTCATCTGCTTGCCTTTGCCTTATTTCGTTCAGAAATAGACTTAGCCTTTGCCTTTGCGTCAGCCTTTGAGGATGCACCCCATGCTTTGAGCGAAAGAAGCAGTCTTGTCGGTTTACCATCCTTGTACTCAGGGCCATCGTTGCCAGCCATACGAGCCAAGAAACTTGCTCTGCGAGGGTTATCCCCCGACTTTACTGGTGCTTTTAAATTACCACCAGTTTCCGCATTATAAGATGATCTTCCCTTGGAGTTCAACCCCCCTTTAGCATTTTTACCTTCGGAGCGTTGCCAAGCAGGAGTTTTCATCACTTCACCTTTTTTGGTTTCTTTGCGGTTTTAGCAGACTCAACAAACGCTTTGGCAGTTGGCGCACCTTTGCTACCAACTTTCCGCATACGTTCACCAGAGCCAGCCTTAATTCTTGCTTGTTTGGCATTGATATTGGCATATAAACCTTGTTTCATTTCTTTTTTGCCTTTCCTGCCTCAGACAAAGCAATAGCAATCGCTTGTTTCTGAGACTTAACAACCTTGCCACCCTTGCCTGAGTGCAGATCACCTGCTTTGTACTCACGCATGACTTTGCTAATCTTGGCTTATGCTTTAGTCTTTTTCATATCAGTAAAGAATCTTAGCCGTGATAGTGCCAGTTACATAAACTGTACAGTTTGCCCGTACATATTTAGGTGCATTGGCAATAGTAACCATGCCATCAGCAGTTAAAGCAGAACCAAGGGTTGCCCAATTACTACCATCTAGACTACCTTGCAAAACAACAGTTGCACTTGTAATTCCAGAGACTTGCATAAATACTGGTTGACCACCATCAATTTGGATAGCAGTAGATGCGCCAGTTGCTGTTACAGCACTTAATAGGGTTCTTGCCGCAGATAATGAACTCATTTGCCTCTCCCTGATTTCTTCATCATGTTAGTTGCAGTACGCTGACCACGCATAGGCATAGCCTTTGGCTTACCAACTGCCACCATGATGGCAATAGGCATAGCCTTTTTGGTGTCTTTTTTAGTTGTTTTTGGGGATGTCATCTTGCTTGTTTTTCCGTACATTATGGTTTCTCCTTGGTAATTGGGCCACCTGATTTCCACGCATCACAAGTTCTGAGTGCGGCACAGGTAAATTGAAATAGATCGCAGTATCCTAAATTAGCCGCCTTGACAAAGTTCTCATCATAGGACAACTCATTCTCGCCTTCATCCTTCTCTAGTCCACCAATGATGCACTCCATCATCTTAGGAGTCTGAATAAATGCGGCACAGTTGCCACATAGCATATTCTTAATATCTTTGGTAGGAGCGTTATACATCTTGGCTTTTTTCAGCCAAAACACATCATTTGCCTCGTTAGGGTTAGGAGGGCCATATCCATACTCTTTGAAAGCATGGTTTCTGTTTTTCAGATTGGTAGATACATCCTGAGTCGCCACAGGACAAACCACACCTGAGAGTAAACCCTCTTTCACTTCAACCACCTTGCGGCAAAGAAACTTACTATGCCTGACAATGCAGAAGCAATGACCATTCCCATCCAAAAGCCACCTTTAGACTGATTTGCCAGTTCAAGTAAAGCACGAACATCATTGCTCAACTGCGATACCTGACCATGTAAAACCTCTACTTGGGCTTCCAATCGTCCAAAGTCTCTAGCGTCAATATCGCTCATAACTGTTCCTTACGGGGTCTACCCATAGGCTTTTTCAGCGTTAATGTCTGCCTTGTTCCATCAACCTTTGCCACCTCTACAACAGCAGAAGTATCAACCTCTGTGTATTCTGGGTGTTTACGCATCTCAAGAATGTCATAGTCCTGTCTGAACTCAACAACATTACCTGATTGATTGCATCTGAACAAAGCCATATAAATCCTTAATGAAGAAAGGGGGGACAAGCCCCCCGATCTTTAAACCATACGGACAATAATAATGTCCATAGTGGCTGATGCCAAGTCTGCGGTAGAACCTGATTCGTTTTGGATACGGAATTTGACAGTATTGGCGGCTGAGACATAACCCGTCACAGTCAAACCAACCAAATCCACAGCCAAAGATGCACAAAGAACCATGTCGCCCAAGGCAACGCCTGGAACTGTTACATCATCTGTTTCACCAGCACCATCAACTAATGAGCCAGCATTTAAAGTACAAACAACTGACCAAGTATCAGAGAATAAACCCCGAAAACTGTCATTGCCTCTACGAGTCACAACTGCACTTGCTGTTGCCATAATAATTTCTCCTAATTAGTTTAAAAAAGTCCCCCCACCACTAGGGCAGGGGGCGCAACTGCAATTAGGCTGGCACTGCTAATGCAAACATTGCTGAAGACTTAGCGGCTCCAACAGTGGCGGCATTACGCAAGGCGGCAACACCATACAGTGTGTCAGAAGTGAACAATGTAGCAAGGTATTCTTGCTTGTATTGAACTTGTGAACGGATGCCAACTTGCTCAACCAGAACCATAGCGTCCTTGTGACCCATCAAGCAAACACGGGCGGCTCCTGAACCAGAAGTCGTATCAGCGTTGCTAGAAGTGAACACAGGGATACCATAGAGGTTACCGATTTCACCAGTGCGGATAGCGTTGCCATTACCCACAAAAGCCTGCTCTGTATAACGGGCAAGACCCATCAATGTGTTACGGCTTGAGGGAGGAATGAGGAAGAAACGATTGTCCATAGGAGTATCGTTGTCATCCAAACGCTGAATAGTGCGGCGAATTGACGCATCAGTCAAAGCAGACTCGTTGTTGTTTGCGGCAACATACGCTGTCGTGCCATCACCACCAATGTAGGCGGCGGCATAAGCGGCGGCTCCTGCTGTACCACCATTTGCAGAACGACCCAACTGCACCAAGTCTGTATCGACTTGTCGAGCCAAGGCATAACCTGCGTCTGAGGTATAGAAGTTACGCATAGAGTTCAGGGCTTGTGCCTCAACAATATCTTCGATTAAGCGGCTATATTCATAGTGCTTGTTGATAGATATTGTTACTTCTGACTCAGTAGCGGCAATCAAAGTAACTGCATCAGTAGCAACTTTGGCGTTAGCAGTGCCACGGGTAGGTGCAGGAATGTGAACAGTGTCACCTTTCTTGCCCTTGAAGTTCATCTTCATTACCAAGTTTGCTAAAACTAGGTTCTTTTTGTAAGCCGCTACGATTTCGTCTGACCAAATATCAGGGATGAATTTGTCAGCGGTTGTTACTGTCACCGAATTGGTGGGGGAAAATGCTGTATTAGCCATGTTAAATCTCCAAAAAACGATAAGTTAAATTATTTAACCCTACCTTCAGCGTAGGCTTGCATGATTTCGTCAGACAAGGCTTCGTATCGGTTCGGGTCAGTCATCTTCAGCCGAATAAGGTCTGCCCTTCTATAAACTCTCTTAGAACTCTCTCCAGTACCACCTACATCAACTGCGGCGGCTTTAAGGTTAGTCTTGCGTTGGGTTTCACCCGCATCGCTAGTCTGTTTAGCCTTAACACCCTTTAGTTGCTTGTAAGTCGATAACAACTCATTAGCACTGTCATAGTCAAACTCACCATCTGCTCTCGCATACAACCCTAACCGAATAGGTGAAGATTTCACCCAATTCTGAAAGTCCGTATCTTGTGCAATTTGCCCAAAATCAGGATGGTCTTGCGATAACTTCTGCCGAATCTGCATCCTCTTGAAGTCGTTAGCCGCTTGGCGACCCGCTACTACATCAGGATGACTATCAACTGTCTTACGAATTGCCTCTTTTGGATTCTCAAAGAAATCTACTTCAGGCTCATCTTGCTCAATAGGTTGTTTGTTAGAACTAAGGTTCTGCTTTATGAGTTCATCTGCAAGTTTACGAACTTCACCTACCTCTTGCGCTTGCTTACCAATTAACTTTTCAGCCTCTTGGTGCATTTTGATAACTTCATCTAAACTCTTTTGCCTGTATTTCTCAGGTAGTTCAGAGATAGTCGGTGCTTGGGGTAGTTGATTTTGTTCCTCAACTATGTCTAACTCACTTAGCGACTCGTCTTCTTTATCAATCAACATATTCTTCCTTTTTCCTGCCGTTATCGGTTCTAGGACATTAAACTCGGCATTTCTGCTTAGGAGTTCTCTTTTTGCTCTTGCTTCAATTTGTCTGTGTGCTTCTTCTCAAATTTCATCCATGAGGACGGAAAATGACCAGACCACCCTTCCAAATTAACGCTTGGAGCACTTATGATGCGGTTGGCTGTCACACCGCAACTTGAACACCGAACTTCATCTGTCTCATAATCAGTGAGTTTCTCAGTGTTATGTCCGCTTACGCAGACAAATTCATAAATTCTTTTCATTCAATTCCTCATACGCTTGTGTGCTGACCTGTTTAAGGGTTTTTAGCCACGTTAGGATAGAAAGTTCGCCTTTTTTGAATTGTAGGCTTTTTTCATCAGGGATTGTACTGATATTGTTCAACGAATTTATCATTGTGTCAATATCGTCCATTAAGTCTATCCACCCGTCTGCTGACATCATGTCAAAACGGGCTTCATAGTACTTTTGCAGTTCTGGTGTCATGTTATTTGTGATGCCACCACTTGCGCCTGATAAGCCGCTATGACTGCTGGTGTCCATGCCGCATTGCATATAGCAACAACATTGGCTGGTTGACCTGTTAAATCTTGTGCTGGTGTTAGGCTAGTACGATGGTATGTTTGTGCTATCTGCTCACCATCTTTAAGGATGCGTGTTGCTTCCCGATACAAGACTATGCCGTTTTCGGTGACTGTGATTTGGTCAATGACTTTGGTTTCTGTGAGTGCCATTTTGATTTCCTTTGAGTTAAATGTCTGACTAGCGAATCCACGCTAATTAATTAAGTTACACATAATAAATAAAACTTCCAATTACTTGCGAATCATTATTAAAATCTCCGCTTGCAATGTCGGTATTTGCGGCACCAGTATCAGGAATGCTTTGTAAATATAGGGCATTGTTTTGTTTATCAATATACATTGTAATCATGCCGCCATCAACATAATTGATTTTATAAGGTTGAAGCATTGCTCCAGCGTAATAACCACTTCCATTAAAAACAGTAAAAGGCAAGTTATCAATAGTTGCCGAACCCGCAGAAGAACCTTTGCTGGTTAGAAAAATGTTGAATGTGCAAGTTACCAAACGACCTATTTTTGTGTATTGACCGAATTGTTGTGAATATGTTATTCCAGTAGTTCCACCGCCAAATTTCAAAGTTGGTGTCCAAGTCCCTTCCTCATAATCATCCAATGTGTTTGCGTCAGATGATGCTGATTGGGTTGCGGGGAAAGTAACTCCAGAAGAAACTTGGAAGTTTGCACCACTAGTATTTGCTGAAGTTAGTCCAACAAGCACACGACCAGAGGAGTCAATACGCATACGCTCAGTAGGCGAACTTGCACCATCAGCAGTGGTGCTGAAGACCAAGCGACCAGGCATATCGTTTGTGCCTGGAGTTCCGTCTACTGCGCCTGTAATATTGGCGGCTTGAACATATTGAGTACCATCGTCTGCTGAAAAAATTAACTGCCCAACAGAATCACCGCTGGAAACTATTGCATTTCCTGATGGAGTTGTGCTTCTAGTTTTAGAAAATTCATATCCAGTAGGACTAGCATCATTTGAATAACGTAATGACAAAGGCGCAGAACCAGAAAAATCTGGCCCAACAAACTGATTTGCAAATGTTACTGAGCGTGGAGATAGAGCAGAAGTATGCCCGTGAATAAAGCGCCCGTCAGCAGTGACTACAAAAGGAGACGCATCGGGATTAGTCGAGTCCTCAACCAGCAAAGCATTGCCTGTACCAAGTTGAGTAATACGCAAAGCGGCATTGCTGTTGTCAGTAACGCTAATTATTTGATTTCCACTAAGCGTTGTTGTACCAGAGGCAGATATTGTGGTTGCCGCTACTGTGCTAGGAGTTGTAGCACCTAAAGTTCCGTTAAGTGCGCCACCCGTAATAGTTGGACTAGTTAGAGTCTTGTTTGTCAGAGTATCTGTGGTTGCCCGTCCCACCAAGGTATCTGTTGATGTCGGCAAGGTTAGAGTACCAGTATTAGAGATTGTGCTGATTACAGGTGCAGTCAGAGTCTTGTTGGTTAAGGTATCTGTCGTTGCTTTACCAACCAAGGTATCGGTTGCCGCAGGAAGGGTGATGGTAGTTGTACCAGCCACCGCATTTGCTTGCAATGTGGTTGTCCCTGAAGTCGAGCCAGAGAGGTCAATCGCATTAGGTTTTAGGGTTACTGTCGTTGCCATATTTTTCCTTTATGGTGTTCCATTTGCAATAATATTAGTTGCTGAAGTAATTACTCCAGTTGAAGACATTGAGGCTATTGTAGTTGCGCCATATTTAAACAGCAACTTGCCACCTGATTCTTCAATTGTAAAGTTTGTAGTCAGTAACTTAGGAGTGGAGGCCGCAGTTCCTGTGGTGTTTTGGTTAAATGTAGGAAATGCTGTAAGGGATGCCGCTGAACCTGTTGGGGCAAGAACATCCGTACCAATGACCAATCCAAGGTTTGTCCTAGCACCTGATGCAGTTGTGTCACCCGTTCCACCATTGGCAACTGCAAGAGTACCAGCCAAGGTAATAGTGCCAGTTGTGGTGATTGGACTACCAGTAACAGTCAATCCTGTCGTGCCACCCGATAAAGCCACGCTTGTAACTGTTCCTGTTCCAGAACTGACATTGATAGTTACATCATCACCAGAATTTGTAGCTGTAACTGATGCGCCAACAAAATTTATCTTCTTAACACCACTTGTGATGCTTGTGCCTTCGTCTAGGATAGCCACCGCCCCATTGGTGGACATAGTGCTGATAACCTTGATCTTCTCTGCTAAGTCAGGAGCAACTACCTCCCCAACATTGATCTCTTGACCAGTAGACAAGGTAATAACTAATGAGCCATCAAAGTCAATCTGAGCATTTGAGACAGAAACACCATTTTTTCCGTCTATCCCGTCTTTTCCATCCCGACCATTTTGCCCATTCTTGCCGTCTATGCCTTGCCGACCATCAGCACCCTTATCGCCCTTGTCTCCCTTGTCACCCTTTTCAGGAACAATTGACTTGGCAACCTCTAGTTGTTTTGTGACCTTGGTTTCCATCACTTTGATGGCTTCAACTATCAAATCTACATTGTCTTGAACAGCCTTTTCCTCTTGTTGGCGCATAGCCACCAAGGTTTCTTCCATCTTATTGATGGCTTCTAACTTCTCATCAAAAGATGAGTCTGTTGACTCAATGCTTTGGATAAGTTCCTTGATATTAGCCATTATTTAAGCCATTTGTCAGTTTAGTAAGGAAGTCTTGCTTAACTTGGGACTGAGAATTGAGTTTGTCTGCCATCTGTAACTCGACAATCTTGCTCTTATTCTTGATGTCAGCCTCTTTCAACATCAAATCAGCAATCTTCACTCTCTTATCAAACTCCCTCTGATTAGCATCAGCCTCATTGGGTAGATTCTTGGTCAAAGACGCACTCATCTTGGCTTGAACTTCCTGTGGCATCAACTGAGCCTCGACAGTTAACTTGGTAGCCTCTGCCCTATTCTGTTCTGCCTGAGTAGTTTGCACCGCAATCTGTGCTTGAGCCGCTTGCATTGCCAATTGTTGTTGCATTTGTTGCATTTGTTGTGCCTGTGGGTCAGGTTGACCCATCTGTTCAAGCATTGCAATCAGTTCCATCCTGTTAGATAGGCTTGAGTTAGCCAAAATGCCTTTCAAAATCACAGGCAAGACAGGAGTATTCGGGCCAAGCGTCTGCAAAAGCCCAATAAACTGCTGTTGCTCGTACTCACGGGCGATAATTCCAAGGGTGGCCGTAGGAATGAAGTTCATGTCAACAGAGGGGTAACGCTCTGGATCGAACTGCATGAACCTGAAAGCCGCCTTCTTGATGAACGGGATTAGGAAATCCTCTTGGAAGTTCACCAAAGTGCGCTTGTACTTCTTGATGATAGAAGCAACAGCCATAGACATACCGCCTTGACCACCATCTCTAGCCACATTGCTGATCATGCCTTGGGAGTCCAATGTTCCCGTTGCTTGTAACAACATACGCTCAAAGTCTTTAGCCGTAGCCAAGTTGTTGGGGTCAGTTTGACCGAACTTGAAAGGATAAAGAATCTCAGAAGGTGCGCCATTGGTAAGGATTGCCTTGCCAGGCTTTACTTCAAACTTCATTCCTCTTGGCAAACGAGTAGCGTCCATTGCAATCATGGGGCTAGTGGTAAGTGCAAGGGAATCTAAGTGGCTACGAGTCTGTGCGTCAATAGCCTTTTGCATATTGAACGCTTTTTCTACTGTGCCTCTGCCTAACAATCTGTTTGGTACTGTGTCATCCTGATAAGTTAAAACTGGCCTGTCCTTCATCATATAAGGATTCGCTTCAGCCTTTAGCAGTTGCCCATCATTGGCAATTACAACA